TGATCCATTTAATCAAACGCGCCGAGAGCAGAGCAATCCTTGTGATTTCGTCGTTGGCTATAACGGAAGCAATGATCCTCGGTTTCAGTTAAACAACCCAGCGTACATGCGCGAGGTTGTGCGTTCGCATGCTGATAATGTTCCGCCTGTTATTCTTAATAAAAGGCCGGTACAGAATCAGTTCTAATGGCGTATACCAAACCTGAAATGCGTGAGCGCTTGAAAGAGCGCATTAAAGCTGGTTCTAAAGGAGGTAAGCCAGGCCAGTGGAGCGCTCGTAAAGCACAGATGCTTGCTAAGGCTTACAAAGAGAAGGGAGGCGGTTATAAAGGAGGTAAAACTGAGAAACAGAAAGACCTGAGTCGCTGGGGTAAGGAGAAGTGGATGACCAAGGACGAGTACGAGAAAAACAAGTGATTTAGACTGGGATTAACAGATTTAATCCCATGGCGCTTAACTATTTTCAAGATACGCTTTTTAGCATCAGCCCGCAACTGGACGCGCCTGGTTTAGGTACTTTGGTGGAGGTGGCGGCGAATGATGGATTCCGCACCACGGATTACACATTGATTGCAATCGTCAGCAATATCAATACAAATGTCGTAGTCCGTCTCGACGGCAGCATCGACGGAACCAACTTTGCACCGATTATTGCTGATCAAACCATTCTTACAAATGGCCCCCATGTCTTCAGCGTTAGCGGTCGTCCTGTGAAATGGGTTCGTCCTCGCTTTGTTTCCGAGTCTGGTGGCACAGCTGCACTCGTGACCTTCAACCTTGCTGCTGCTTGATATGGAACCTAAGGTTACAATTCTCCTCAACAAGAAAGTAGCCGAGGTCGGACCCTCCTGTCCCAAGGCTACTGTCGATATTAAGGAGAACGTCAAAAATCGTGATTGGACCATCAAGAATTTCGGTTATGGTCCGCTTAATCCTGATTATCCCGACCCTGGATTCTGGGAAAAGAAAGCAGACACTTGGAAGACAGACGTAGAGACAGCTCAAACGGCCTTGTGCGGTAATTGTGCTGCGTTTGATCAGTCTGATCGGGTCATGGGGTGCATTGTTGAAGGCATTAATGAAACCGAGGCAGCTGATCCGCACGACGTAATCTGTCGGGCAAACCTCGGTTATTGCCAGCTTTTTAAGTTCAAGTGTGCTGGCGATCGTACTTGTGATGCTTGGCTTCACGGAGGACCGATTCGGGGGTAAAACGAATGGCAGCTGACAAAGCAATCGAACCTGGCAAAAAGAGCACAGAGCGCTATCTCCCAGAAAAGGCTTGGGCGAAGCTTTCACCTGAGGAGCGAGAGCGTACTGATGAAAAGAAAAAACGGGAGTCTCGTGAAGGTAAGCAGTTCGTGAAAAACACAGAGCGTGCAAAGAAAGCGAGACGCGCTGTATCTTTAGCTGAAAAGAGGAAGCAAAGCCGTGGTTAAACCTTCTACGCGACTGGGTTACACACTGGGTATCCAGCGTGACGTGCGACCCTACGAACGGCCCGGTCCCACCGGAGAGGAGAAATTCCAATCTCTTATTGGAGAACAGGGCGGATATTCTGCTGTGGGTCGTCTACCACAAGGAGAATCCCCTGGAAAAGGCAAACGCAAGGCAGGAGACGGGCTAAACTTATACTTAAGGCAAGTATTTGGTGAAGGTAAATTCGCTCAATTGCCCCCTATGCGCAATGCGGGCGTTCCACCACTGGATGACTTAAGCGAAACTCTTTAACGATGGGTGCTACACGATCTAACGCCGGATCCTATTCAACAGGAATGGTTTCTCCGACGACGCAAGAGAAGTCTGAAAAGCAATCTCAGATGATGGCCTCTGGCGTCAGTACCGGCTATGAACCCGGTAGCTACCAATCCAACAAGAGTGCAGTCAGCCCCTCCGGCTACCTGGAGCGCACCAGGGAGACCGCCTCTGGTACACCTTCCGACACGAGTTATGTCGGCGAGATGCGCAGGGCAGGATCTCAAGCTTTCGGCCAGGCTTTAGGTATCAAGATGCCGACCGAATCTGAAGAGGATGAAGGCGGTGTCGCGTCGACCAAAATCTCTGGCTCTCGGATGGCTGGCGATATTCTGGGTCAGCTCTCTGTTGGTTCTGAGGATGAGTTAGATCCAACTAAAAAGGTCAATTCGTCCATCAATGATCTCAAGTATGGGATTGGTGGTGGTGCGAGTCAGCCCGTGAGCCCCTACACCTCTGCCTTTCGATAGTTTTTAGAACCATGGCCTCCAAGAATAAAATGCCTCCTGAACTGCTAGCGCACTTCAAGAAAAAGAAGGAAGAGAAAGCTGGCAAGGAAGAATCTCCTGAAGCCAAGAAGGAGGGCGATAAAAAGCGTCGCCAAGAAGCCGTGAAAAAAGCTCGCATTAGAATGGAGGAGAAGAACGGCAAAGGTAAAGATGACAAAGAAAAAGAAGCTGGTTAAGAAGGCGCTTAAGAACCCCGAGCTTTACACCCCTGCAGAGATTCAGTACTTCAAGTTGTGGTTAGCAACTCGAAAGAAAAATAAGTTATCTGCATTAGAATCAAAAAATCGAGCCTAACCTAAGCAGAGAAACGGAGCGTCGAGTCCCTTGTCTAGTTCGTCCAGTAACAAGCAGCCCTTGCTGGTTGACCGGCCAGCGACAACTTCAACCCTGTTGACGGTTGCCTCCGGTCAGCTGTTCGCCACCAGCTTGATTCCCACCGCTGTGGGTAACGCTACTAAAGTCTTCGACGTTGATTCAGGTTTAACCGATACATCGATCAGTGGCGCATACATCGACGAGATCTGGTTACGTTATAGCCGCAATAACAATATTTTTATTGATGCAGCGACTCCAGCAGCTGGTACGTACGCCCAATCTGGCACCACTGCTGTTGTTGTTACTCTGGCAAACCATAACCTCAAAGTTGGCCAAAGCGTTCACCTGGATTACACCAGTGGCACCGCAGTAGATGAGACCGCTACCGTCAGCGCCGTCACTGCTGGTACCTTCACTGTCACGAGTGCGGGCACTTTGACAACCAGTGGCAACGTAAACGTATATCAGCCAACTGACGTTTGTTTCTATCTGGTCAACACTGGTACCGTTACTAATACCAACCAGTTTTTCCCGCTGTTCGTTGCCAGCGTGCCGAGCATTGTTGACGATCAGTTCTATAGCTTGACCCTGAAAGAAGTTCTTCCTTTCATCAACCACCCCGTGGTCCAAGCAGGTTCTAACTTCGTTACTGCTAACAACGAGGTTGCTCCGAAACAGCGCGGCTTAATGCTTCAGCGTGGTCAGGCTATCTACGCTGCTGTGAGTGGTACCACAGCGCTTACCAACGGCTTCTACGTGAACGTCCAGGCTGGCTACTATTGATTTAAGCCATGCCGCGAAATAAATCATTTTTTGGCGGCAGCTTTGATAAGAATCTGGTTGGCGGGTTCAGTGCCGCTATCGAGAAGCAGTCTCGCACGTTTCAAGATAGGGGCCAGAACCCTTTTGATTTCACGCCGTCGAATACTGAACTGAGTAGTGACATTCGTTACTACAACCAGGAATCTCTGTGGGCACGTTGGCGACGTGGTTACGAGCTTTACTGTTTAACGCAGACTTTATTTGGCTCTCAATCCACCGGACGGAACACCCGTGGAGATTTTCGGATGTACTGCGCGTTCCAGCAGTTTCCGAACGTCTTCATCCCTGCTCGGATGTTCATGTTTCCAAGTAGCCGGGCTGAGATCGGTGAACAGATGGTTGGTGTTCGGGATACAAACAGCTTCAGTTTCTATAATTTCGGTCTACCGATTGATTCTGTCCGCTATTTAACTGTTGCACAGGACGCAACATATGCCCAAGCTGGCACAGCTCTTACAATTACCTGCTCTGACCACGGTTATGCCACTGGCGATAACGTTTATATCAAAATAATCACGGGTGCAGGCGCATCAGAGACGCTTCCGATCACCGTAACTAACCAAAATACCTTCACGGCGACGGCTGCTGCATCGTTAACTACCTCTGGGAATGCAAAAGTACAAAAAATCACTACTTTTGCAGATCCTTTTTGGACAGAACAACGTGTTCAGATACGTTTTATACCGACTCCGGTCAATTTCTTTGCGGGAGAGCGCCTTGCTGACCGCATTTTAGAGCGCGATCCGGGTATTTTTGCGGCTTATTCCCGTGGAGCCTCCACAACAGTGACCGTGACGTGCTTTTCGGCGCACGGTTTGTCCACAGGCAACGAAGTTTTCCTGGCAGTGACCTCTGGCGCTGGTCAGAGTGGCCTTTTTGAGGTAACTGTCCTTAATGCAACTCAATTTACGGTCGAGAACTACGTCACTGGTTCTACTTCTGGCAATCTTGTCGTCAATAGGCGCCTCCGTGGGTACGACTATGAGAACTATGTAGGTTATACCGTCACAGGAACAGATGCCGACACCAATGAAATTCTTTTCCAGCGGGCTGACAGCTACGGTGCGACGACTTCCGACGGTGTGACCAACACAGTCGTCCCTGCTCATCGCGGATTTGCAACGGGACGCTTCCTTACGACGGAGATCAGGTACCAGTGCACGTGCGCCGACTTCATGCGTAGGGAAAATCTGGATGTAACTTCTGAAGCGCAGAAGCGTCGGTTCCCCTCCACGCCTTTGACCTCTTTAACAGGCGGTACGCGGATTGATCGTGATGGAAATACCGTAAATAGTGTTGACGATGTCGGTGTCTTTGCCGGTTTGAAGTTTGTAAACATCAACAACTTTTATCAGATCCCTGAATACCAAGACACAGCTGAATATTCTTATAACAACCTGAAATATTACCAAATTCGCTGGTGTAAACACATTTATGCCGCGATGTTCTCAATCGTGCACGATGAAGGCAACGATCCGATCAATATTACGTCTACATATGTACAATCTGGCGGTCCAAACATCACTGTTACGGCCCCAGGGCATGGATTAGCTGCTAACACACGAATTGAGCTCGAAATAACGAGTGGCAACGTCACGAGCGGTGAGTTTACGATCACTCAGATCGTGGATGAGAATCAATTCTTGGTTGTGGCGCCTATTTCGTTGACTACGTCTGGTTACTGCGTCGTAAGGAACTTAAGAAACCATGAATACGTAAGGACATGGCTCTACGAACCTAACGATCAACCAGTTGGGGAGGCTCTGACCAAGTTTTACGAACGTTTCAACAAAGAATTTGACCGAACTCGGGATCAACTCGATCGGATGAAGATGATGGGCTATGGAATGCCCTGGACTGGCGCACTATCGATTACGGGCGATAGAAACCAGCCGGTTCAGGTTGGTAATTTCAATCCTCAGCTGGTGACGATGATGGCGACAGACACCATCCGTCGTGACGACGCGGGCAACCTAGATCGAAACGGGATAACAAAGAACAGCACAACAACGACATTATTTATGATGCAGAAGCTGCTTAATATCCCGGTTAACTTGATGAGCGATGCCAAATTCGGCATGCTCGATCAACCATTGACGGATTACACCGGTGACTTCCAGTTCGCTGAGATTGACTGCGATATCTATCGAAACGGTACTCCCGTGCGGACTGAAATTGAAGCGCTAGACTGTGGTACTTACACCAATGGCGGACGGACTACGGCTCCGTTTGCTAATATTGATTGTGGTGTTTACATTAATAACTGATGACAACCCAGATATTAAGACTGCGCTCTAGTCTTCTTTATGACAGGGTCTTTCCTAACCGTCTGGGTGTTGGTGAGCTGGCGTTAAACCTTAATGCCACGGAGCCCGGATTATATTTTGCTGACACGCAATCCACGCCTGAGCTGATCAAGGTTGGCCCTATTCACGTTGGCGCCACGGGTCCTAACAATGCTCCGACTGGTTATGCGAGCTTTAGCTTGGGCGAGAGCTGGTTAGATCAGAGCAGCACTAATATTTTCCGAGTCTTCGACGGAACTTCCTTTGAGCCAGTGCGTGCAGTCGCTTCTACGTCGGCCTCGGGATTCCCTTCTAACCCAGTGGATGGTCAGCTGCACTACGACAAATCTGGTCCTACTTTGTCGATCTACAACGCCACTACAACTGCCTGGGAAGCTGTTTAGTGGTTGATCTGGTTATTGATCATATATTCCCAGATCCGATCTAACTTTTGGTGTACTGATTGCATTTCTCTGAGGAAATCTTGCTTTAGCACGTAGTCTCTAAGCATATTATTTTCTAGCGCGTCGATGTCTTTTTCGATTGCAACGAAGCGCTTGTCTAGCTTTTCGTTGAAGCGATTTAGGGATTTGCCAAGGCCAATAAACGCAGCGACACCTGCGCTTAGCGCTGCCATGATTGTTTCCGGTGTCACCTAGCGTGTAGCTTTTTGTTAATTCTAATAGATGTGACAATTTAGAATATATGGATCAGGCGTAGAAGTATGGCAACTGGATACGAACCGAATATAGAAGGTGCAATTACTGTACTCGTTGATTTAATGCGGGGTAACGGATTTACACTGACCCGTCAACCTTACGAGCCGAACTATCGTGGTCTGGTTGATGCAATCATCGATTTAAAAGAAGGCTTTCCGGCTTTTGCCCCTTTTCGTGTCGGCTTTGATGCAACAACCTTTGAGGATGTGACCGATGGAGCGGCTTTGTTTATGCGGTCAAGTGACGGAAAAGTTGGTTTAGCACAAGCAGATGGTACAGCTGACGAAGCCTTGGTCGTTGGTTTCGCTGATTCAGCCGTTACTTCTGGCAATACAGTTAAGGTTATTGTTACCGGTCTGAAGACTTTGAGTAGTTTAGATGCTGGCGATATCTACTTCCTGAGCACGACGGCTGGAGCTATTACACCAACGGCACCTAGCACCGCTGGACAGTTTGTAACTCGCGTCGGTGAAGCTGCAACTACTGACGACTTCAGTATTCAATTAGAACCTCCCATTAAGTTGTCCTAATGGCTGAAGCAAAAGCATATCAACCTTACGCGCCAAATGCAGAAGGTTTTACGGAAGTTCTAATTGATCTAAAAGAGACGATTAGCACAACTCCGGCGCCTTCTGTTGTTGGCATTCAGCGGGAAACCTTTGAAGCAGTGACTCAAGGTGACGCACTGTATTTAAGGGCCAGCGATGGAAAGGTAGGTCGAGCGATTGGAAATGATACCTTTGACAAGGCTAATGTTCTCGGTTTTGCTAGGACAAGTAAGGCATCTGGCGCTGTAGTGGATGTCATGATTATCGGTATCCTTGCTATCTCTGGTTTAGATGCGGGTGATATTTTTTATCTTTCAGATGCCAGCGCAGGAGCAATTACTTCGACACCGCCTTCAGCGGCAGGTCGATTCTTAACAAGGGTTGGAGAGGCTGCAAGTTCAGCGGAACTTAGCATTCAAATCGAGCCTCCGATTCAGCTCAGATAGAAACGGTATCCTTGGTAGGATAGAAGCATTAAAGGTGCATTTTAGCTAGCTAAATGAGCCTGAAGGAATGCAAACATGGCAACTAGAAAGGCTATTTGTCTGGTTAGTGGGTTATTCGAGGAGGTAAACACTCCTACTGATAAGCTCGATTTTGCAGGCAACTCGACTTCTGACCTTTCAGAAGGTACTAATGAGTATTTCACCACTGCGAGAGCGCGTTCTGCGATCTCTGTTACGGATTCTGGTGGCGACGGTTCTCTTAGCTACAACAGTACAAGCGGCGTCATTACTTACACTGGTCCTTCTGCCAGTGAGGTCCGTGCCCACTTCAGTGTCGCCACGGGTTCCGGATTAACTTATAACAGTTCAACTGGTGAGTTTGGTACCAGCGCTATTCCCAATTCGCAATTAGCGAATAGTTCTGTAACGCTCGGTAGTACGACAGTTAATCTCGGTGACACTGTAACTACTTTTACAGGTTTTACGAGTTTAACGACTACGACGTTAAACGCGACAACAATTAACGCTCCTTCGAGTGGTGCGGCTAACTCCATCACGATTGGAAGCGGAAATATTGTTTTTGAGGGAGCTACGGGAGATGACTTTGAGATCTCTCTAACTTCTGCAGATGCGACAGCTGATCGGACGATCACGCTGCCTGATTCGACAGGTACCATTGCGCTTCTGAATTCTTTAAGTGCAACCAACAGCGGGACGGGACATGGTTCTCTCGCTTACGACAACAGCACTGGCGTCTTCACCTTCACTAAGGTCTCAGCAGCCAATATCCGTGGTGAGATCTCGGTTACGGATTCTGGTGGCGACGGTTCTCTTAGCTATAACAGCGGCACCGGGGTTATCACTTACACCGGTCCCAGTGCATCTGAGGTGCGTGCTCACCTCTCCGTTGCCACTGGCTCAGGTCTGACGTACAACAGCTCTACTGGTGAGTTCGGAACCAGTGCCATTCCAAACAGTCAGCTAGCGAACAGCTCGATCACAGTTGGTTCTACTGCGATTGCTCTTGGAGGCAGCTCGACCACCCTTGCAGGTTTGACCTCGGTCACCTCGACAGCTGTTGTTACAAACGACGGGGGTTTCAGGGTTAGAAATACTGCAGACATTACAAAGCAGGTTGCTTTTGATGCTTCCGGTATAACAACCAGCACGACACGTACATTCACTCTTCCAGATGAGAACGGTACGTTCGCACTGCTCGCCACTAACAATGCTTTTACCGGAGCAAATACCTTTACCAACGCGACAGGTCAAACCTTTAGGCAAGCAGCAACCCAAGACGGAATCATCATCCAGGGACGTGGCGGTGGATCGAGCAGTTTCGCGGCTACGTTCACAACGGATACGCTGACTGCTAGTCGAACAGTCACGTTCCCTGATGAGACCGGTACGGTGTCGACGCAGGATTTTGCTACTGCTATTGCAATTGCATTAGGATAAGATTATGGCAACTCAGGTACAATTCCGTCGCGGCTCAACAGTTGAGACAGCTGCTTTTACAGGAGCAGTTGGTGAAGTAACTGTCGATACGACCAAGAATACATGTATTATCCACGATGCCACGACTGCAGGTGGATTTCCGCTGCTTCGGGAAGATGGAAGCAACTGTGCTCTGTCTCCTGGATCGCTGACGAGTTGTGCACTCAAGTTTGCAAATAGCAGCAATACCGGCATCATCAGTCAGAGTGTTGCCTCGCTGTCATTCGTTACAGCAGGTGTTGCTAGACTTACAATAGATTCATCTGGTTCAGTTACCATCCCCGGAAACGTTTCAATTACAGGCAGTCTGACTGTAAATGGAGCATTCGATTCCACCGAAAACCTTGCACTTATCGTTGCTCTGAGCTGATATGGCCAATACTTTTAAGATTGAAACCAAGTCCAGCTTGGTAACTGACGCAATCTCAAACACCAACTGCAACGTCTTATCAGCAGGGGCTTCTGCAACAGTCATTCTGTTGAGCATCCTGGTTTCTAATAAGACCGGTTCTAGCGCCAACGTTGATATTTTCTTGGTCACTAACACTGGCGACGATGTGTTTTTGATCAGCAATGCTCCTGTTCCTGCTGGTAGCGCACTCGAGATGATCAGTGGTAGCAAGGTGATCATGGAGTCTAGTGATGTGCTTAGGGCGCGTTCTGATACTGCTACCGCGCTCGATATCTCTGTTAGCTACCTCGAGCAGACCTGATCCTTATGGGCCTTACGGTTAATAGCGACCTTACTGCTTTGCAAAGCAAAGTAGAAGAGCTAGAGGCACAATTGAAGGTGCTGCAGGAAATTATCTTTGACGCCAAGGTTTTAGAACTTGAAGATGATTCTTGGAGTGTTGTACGTGATAAGCGTGATTACCTGCTTCGTTCCACTGATTGGACGATGACGCCAGGATCGACTGTTGATCAGGCTGCATGGGCGGCGTATCGTCAAGTCCTGAGGGA